GGCAGTTAATCCCCAACGCCCCCTCAAAAATCCCAAACAACTACCTGCTTTCATCCACAGAGCAACGAATTGAGCTGCTCTCTGGGATTATCTGCGCAAAAAACCGCCAGTACGACAAAAAATCAGACAAATTTCGGTTTTCATCAGCCAACTATGACACCGTACGGCGTGTTCAGCTGTTAGCGGAGTCATTGGGGGCCAAGACATCACTAAACCACGACGAGGGTAAGGGGTATTATACCATCTGGTTCAAGATCCGCATCAAGATCCACCCAGAGCAAAACTCTCCCCCGCCAAAAATACACTACGGCCGCAGATACGTCAGCAAAATCAGTTCAATCCCGGCCCAGTTGTGTGTACATATTAAAACCGACGGCGAAGACAACACCATTTTAGTAGGAGAGGGTTTTATCCCATGTCTTTAACAACAAAACAGGAGCAGACGCTTACTAAATTTGCCGAGGCGCACAAACACTGGCCCAAGCAGCAGCTTGATGCAGCTATTTGGCAGGTTAAGTGGGCACTGCAGGCACTACCACACCAAAAGGAGCCAGAGGATGGTGAGTATGACACGTTTCTTATGCTTGCCGGCCGCGGATCTGGCAAGACACACACTGCTAGTCACTGGATTGGCATTCGTGCTTGGAAGTACGACAACACACGCTGGCTTGTCACCGCCCCAACCTCTAACGACATACGAGCGACTTGTTTCGAGGGAGATTCCGGACTCATTAATATTATCCCACCTAGTCTCATCCGAGACTACAACAAGTCCCTCTTTGAGATTACCCTCACCAACGGATCCATCATCCAGGGCATCCCCGCCTCAGAGCCAGAACGGTACCGTGGTAAACAATATCACGGCGCCTGGTTTGACGAGCTGTGCGCTTTTGACTACCTCGATGATGCGTACGATGGTGTACAGTTCACACTGCGTCTTAAAGACCCTAGAATATCCCGCGTCCAGCAAATCATTACCACCACCCCCAAACCAAAAGAGCTCATCGTCGACCTCAACGAGGGCAAGGTAGGGGGAGATGTCTATGTCGTTAACGCCTCGTCTTATGACAACCGTGACAACCTCTCAGATACCTTCTTTAAGCAGTTAGATACTTATGAAGGTACTGACCTCGGGCGACAAGAGATTTATGGGGAGATCCTTGACCCGGAGTCCTCTGGTATCATCAAGCGCAGTATGTTTCGCATGTGGCCCGCCAATAAACCGACCCCTGTCTTAGAGTATGTCATTGCCTCCTACGACCCGGCCACTAGCGCAAAGACCATGAACGACCCAACCGCGTGTGAGGTATGGGGTGTGTTTGACAGGGAAGACGCTGGGACGTGTGTCATGCTGCTTGACTGCTGGGATGAACACCTATCTTATCCGGAGCTGCGAAGAAAAGTAATTGATGACTTTAAGGAAGTCGTCTATGGTGCAGACAATGATTTTGGTAAAGGCAAAAAGGCCGACTTAATTCTAATGGAGGATAAGTCTGCTGGTATCAGTCTTATACAAGAGTTACAAGGTGCCAATGTACCCGTGCGTGGATATAACCCAGGTCGCGCGGACAAGGTGCAACGACTGAATATTGTGGCACCCCTGGTAGCTAAGGGAAAAGTATTTATTCCAGAGGACCCAAATAAACCTGGAGAGTATGCAGAGTGGGCAAAACGCTTTTTACGGCAGGTCTGCTCATTCCCCGAGGCGGGCGGGCATGATGACTACGTGGATGCCCTCTCACAGGCACTACGCGTGCTCAGGGACAGCGGTTGGCTACAGCTTGACCCCCTACCCGCCCGTGACTATGACTACGCAGATGATGAGGCCAGGAAGAAGTTTAGCAACCCCTACGCCCAATAGGGGCGGTTTACCCCGTCTTTGTGCATTAGTATAATTAGAATGAATCTTCTCAAAACTCCCCACCAAATGCTACTTGAAGAGGCCGGAGCCAAGGTACCGACCACTAACGGAATGCTCAAGACTCCGCATCAGATGTTGATGGAGGAGTCAGGCCTGCCGCAACAATTTGCAAGTGGTGGTCAATTTCAAATGTCCCCACAGGATATGATGGCGGCAATGATTGCACATGGCCAGGAGCCACAAAAATTTGCAGCAGGGTCTACAGTTAAAAATATTGCAACCCAATCCGCTTTTGCGCTGCCATTTATCCCAGAGGACGCGCGTCATATTGCGCAAGATATTAAGGCACAAAAATATCCAGAGGCGGCCGTTCGTACGGCAGAGGTTGGATACTCAGCATTCGCACCACTTAATCCACTGACTATGGGCGCAAGCCTTATGGGGTATTCCCCCGAAGTTGGTGATGCCACACTTGAAGGTTGGAAAAAGCAAGAGCTAGAGCGCCAGATGATGGAGCAATACAAGGCTAAGTTAAAAGCAGACCAACTACAAAAAATTAAAGAGACCCGTTTCTACAAACAATAATCTATGGCACAACCACAATTACCAATTCAGCAAGGCGCTAATTTACCCGGTCTAGATACCGAGGAAAATATTCAAGAGGCGCAGATGCAAGATGTTCAGATGGACTACTACGAGGAGGCACTGGGTCTTGAACCTGGTGACGTCGAGGAAGAAGTCATTGAGCTAGAGGATGGTAGTGTCGTAGTTAACTTTGTCCCTAAGTCATCACCGCAAGAGGCACCAGAGTTTTATCAAAACCTGGCCGAGGTCTTTGATGAAGATGTACTTAATGGACTAGCACAAGAATATTTAGACCTTATCGAAGTCGATAAGGAGTCGCGCAAGCAACGAGATAAACAGTACGAAGAAGGTCTTCGTCGCACTGGACTCGGCAAGGACGCGCCCGGAGGAGCCACGTTCGACGGAGCTTCCAAAGTCGTCCACCCTATTATGGCAGAGGCATGCGTTGACTTCGCTGCGTCTTCCTCAAAAGAATTACTGCCACCCGATGGCATCGTGCGCTCTAACATTAAGGGCCAAGCAGATCGCCTTAAAGAAGAGACAGCAGCACGTAAGGTAGATTTTCTTAACTGGCAACTTACAGAACAAATCGCTGAGTATCGCGATGAAATGGAGCAATTACTCACTCAGTTACCGCTAGGTGGTTCACAGTTTCTTAAGTGGCGCTTTGATACAGAACAAAGGCGTCCTACTTGCGAGTGGGTGCCAATTGATAACATCCTACTTCCTTATGCCTCTACTAACTTTTACACAGCACAGCGTGTAACTGAAGTACAGGACATTACAGAAGACACATTCTTACAGCGTGTTGAGGCAGGTATCTACCGCGACATCGACAGCACATACTCATCTGATGCCCCACTAACAGATCAGACCCGCAGCCAAGAGGCTAATGACAAGATTGAAGGCAAAGAGAACCCATCTAAAAACATTGACGGATTGCGTCGTGTCTACGAGATTACTTGTTTTATCCGTTTAGAGGATGATATTGAGACCGATGGGCGTCGTGCACCATACATCCTCACAATTGATGAGACAACGTCCAAGGTAATTGGACTTTACCGTAACTGGGAGTGTAACGATGAGAAGCTCGAGAAGCTCGACTGGTATGTCGAGTTTAAATTCATTCCTTGGCGTGGAGCGTACGCTATTGGACTGCCTCATCTCATTGGTGGGCTGTCTGCTGCTCTTACCGGTGCTTTGCGTGCTTTACTTGACGCTGCTCACATCAATAACAGCCAGACGCTACTTAAGCTCAAAGGTGGACGAATTGGTGGACAGTCTGACCGAATCGAACCAACCCAAGTAGTTGAGATTGAAGGTGCGCCTGGAGTAGACGACGTACGTAAATTGGCTATGCCAATGCCGTTTAACCAGCCATCCAGCGTACTGTTTAATCTTTTAGGTTGGTTAACAGACGCAGCCAAGGGCGTTGTCAGCACAGCCGAAGAAAAGATTGGCGAGGCAAACAACAACATGCCAGTTGGTACAGCCCAGGCTCTCATTGAGCAGGGTGCTAAGGTATTCTCAGCAATTCATGGACGCCTACACAGATCACAGGCTAAGTCACTAGCAATCGTATCACGACTTAATCACTGGTATTTAGATGAGATGGACAACCAGTCCGGCTCAGAGATTCAGGTTCGTGACTTTGCATCAAACAACGACGTACGCCCAGTATCAGACCCTAACATTTTCTCTGAGACACAGCGTGTCGCACAGAACCAGGCACTGTTGCAAATGGCAACTTCAGCCCCTCCAGGTATGTTTGATATTCGTGCAGTCTATCGCCGAGTATTAAGCCAGCTTAAGATTCCAGCTGTCGAGGAAGTATTGCCAAATCCATTAGGTGCCAAAGAATCAAACCCAGCACTGGAAAACGTTGCGATGACCATGGGTCGTCCAGCTGCAGCATACCCAGACCAAGATCATTTATCTCACATTCAGATTCACTTAGCCTATGCAAAAGATCCAGCTTACGGTGGCAGCCCTGTTGTTGGGCCTGCTTTTGCTCCTCATGCTTTAGAGCATATCAAGCAGCACTTAACACTGCACTACCTGCAATCTATGCGCTCTTATGTTGCACAGGCAGCAGGCGGGCGCGATACCCTGGAACTACACCAAGAGAAGCCACTGGACCTCGAGGCACAACAAGCATTAGCACTGGCATCACAGATGGTTACTCAAGACTCTGCTCAGTCTATGCAGGCATTCTTGCCAGAGATTCAGCAGTTGGCTCAAAAAGTTCAGCAGGCGCAGCAGGCTCAGCAACAGCAAATGGCTAATGCAGATCCTACAGCCCAGGTTATCCTTAAGACTCAAATGGCTGAGACACAGCGCAAACAAGCTGAGTCACAGGCACGCATGCAGATCGAGACTGAGAAGGCTAAACAGGATTACCAGCTGCGTATTGCTGAATTGCAGCGTCAGGTTGCAGAACTGGAGACTAAGTACCAGACCCAGTCCTCAATTGATTCTAACAAGAACGCGACACAGATTGCACTGGCTGATATTAACAACTCATCACGTGAGCGTGTGGCTGCTATAGCAGCTCAGGCGGGTTTAACATCCGATCAGATGGCTATGGCCCACGAACAGAATCAAACGGCACTAGAGGCCTCTCATGCAGCCCAGCAGGAGATTAGACAGCATGGCTTGGAAATTGAAAGGCAGTCATTTGAGCAACAAGTTAACCAGACCCAGACCGGGTTAGATCATGCGGCAGCATTGCAGCAAAATGATCAATTGCATCAACAGGCATTACAGCAGGCAGCATTACAACCACCTACACCCCCACAAGGACAATAACATGGCAATCAAAAAACAAGCCGGTATAATCGGTTTTCGTCAAAATTACAAAGAAACCGGTCAATTATCAACCGGTGGCGGCCCAGATGCTAAGGTAGATACCGGAAAATCTGGTTCTAGCCGTAATGACAACTGGAAAAAGGGCGCAGCCCAGTGCAAAGTAACTAAAGACTCCAAAGTCGGCCCAGGTAAAAACCTGAACGACATTGGCGGCGGAAACTTTTATTAATATTTGGGGCGGATTCTTCCGCACCCTTGTATTATTATAAGTATGAAAGACTTTATTTCTGAAATTATTTCGCGGACGCGAGATGAGCAGGCAAAATTGGCGGAAACCCTCACCGCTGGAAGTAATGTCAATAGCTTCGATGATTACCAACGTCTAGTCGGTAGATTTGAAGGATTTAGGGCAGTACTCGACATTATAAATGAAATTTTGAGGGAAGACGAAGAAGACGACCTGTAAAGGTTATAGGGAGCACTGAACAGTGTTTGATTTAAAAGGCAATGAAGAGCCGGATACAAGATCAGAGGAAGAATGTTTTCCTGCAATCGACACCGGAATTGATGTAGCTGGAGATAGAGTACTTGTGCAATTACGCAGGGAAAAATCAACCAGTAAAGGTGGAATTATCCTAGTGGATGAGACCAGACAAACGTTACGATTCAACGAAACAGTTGCAAAAGTGGTGCAGGTTGGACCACTGGCATACCGTAATCTAGATACAGACTTATCGCCGTGGCCAGAAGGCCCCTGGTGTAAAGAAGGTGATCTAGTACGTACTATCAAGTACGGCGGTGACCGTTTTGTTGTGCAGCCAGATGATGAGGGTTCTCCCGTTGTATTCATCACCTTGCAGGCTCGTGAAATCATCTCGCGCATTAAGTCGTTTGAGTACGCGCAGAAGATGAAAGCGTTTATAGATTAACTTTTGTAGAAAAGAAAAAGATGGCAGATAATGATAAAGATGTTCCTATTAAGGAACAAAATGATGGCTCGTTTTTAGCCCGTGTAGAAGCTCCAGAAGAGTTTGACGACGAGGAAGAGTACAAAGAAGGTGGCAAAGTAGAAGCTACCGATGAGTCAGATGACGAAGGCCAAGATGATGATCAAGGCTCTGATGAATCAAATGACTACAATGAGTCAGATGATGAACGGGAAAAGATTCGTGAAGCCCGTCGCGAAGAGCGCAGGCTAAAGAAAGAATTAGCCAAACAGCGTGAGGCGTCATCTAAACACAAGATTTCAGCACTTGAAAAGCGTAACGAAGAACTAGCTCGTAGATTGGCAGCGGTAGAAAATACCGCAACATCATACCAGTTTGCACAGATTGACAAGGCCGTGGAAGATGAAGCCACCCGCGTCGAGTATGCAAAGATGAAGATGTTGCAAGCCGCTCAAAATAACGACGTTAATGCCCAGATGGAATACCTGGAGCAGCTAACAGAAGCTAAGCAACGTCTGCAGCAAGTGCAACATTACAAAAAACAACAACTCGAAGTTGCTAGATCTCCTAAGCAAAATGTTCCAAGTGAGATGTCAAATGAGGTCCAACAAAATGCAACACGTTGGCTAAAGAAAAACTCTTGGTTTGATCCACAGGCTCGAGACACAGATAGTAGAATTGCCAAAGTAGTTGATCAAGAACTCGCCGCAGACGGTTGGGATCCGACGGATTCTGAGTACTGGGATGAGTTAGATAGTCGTTTATCAAGTCGTTTACCACACCGCTACACAAGTAGAAGCGGTTCAAATAAGCGCTCAGCAGCTGGCCCAACAGCCTCTAGCCGAGTATCAAACAGCAGCGGATCTAAGCCAGGCACAATCACATTAAGCCGTGAGCGTGTACAGGCAATTAAAGATGCTGGTGCATGGGACGATACAGATAAACGAAATAAAATGATCCGCGCATACGCCTCGTATGACCGCGCTAATAAAGGATAAACAAAATGGCAAATACAAGAATTAAACGGGACCTAGATGATCGCTTAGCTGATCGTGCCCAAGAGGTAATTGAGCGCTCAAATAGCGCCAATCCAGATGACATTGCACGTCGTGAACGCCTTGATGCGTTTAGAGACAAGTGGGCAAATAGTGCGTTG